AGTCGAGTTCGCTGAAAAGGAAGAGGTTTATCTGGCGCTGGATATGTCGGCGGTGGTCGACTTGACCGCGCTAGTCATGGGCAGTGCAGGCGATATCACGAAGGTGAAGGCCTTCGCCTGGAAGCCGGAAGAACTGCTGAGAGAGCACAGCGACCGCGACTTTGGTTCCGGGAATGGTCGCTATGTTCAGTGGCACAAGGACAATCATCTCTTAGTTTCGCCTGGCCGATCGATTGACCCTGCCGTCATTGCCATGCACATCGCGGAGCTTTGGAAGCAATACAAGATTCTAGGGCTTGCATATGATCGCTGGCGCATCGCCGACATCCTTCGCGAGTTCGACCGCATCGGCTTTGCTGCGTGGGAAGATAAGGGGCAGGACAAGAAGGGTTCGGGCCTTCGATTGATACCGTGGGGCCAAGGTTTCAAGGACATGGCGCCGGCAATAGATGCCCTTGAGCTTGCGGTTATAGACCGGACATTGGTGCATTCATCGAACCCGGTTTTGAACTGGTCCATGGGTAACGCAGTCGCGATAACGGATCCTGCCGGAAATCGAAAACTCGACAAGGACAAGGCGCGTTTCCGCATCGATCCTGCGGTCGCGCTAACAATGATGTGCGGTCTGAAATCTCGAGACCGAAAAGAAGCGAAGCCGGAATACAAGCTCTTCTTCGTCTAGCGACTTCACAACATTCCCGAAACTATCGGAGGTCCGTCCACCATGACGAACCGCGCATATTCTTTGCTTGAAATCAAATCTTACGATGATGACAAGCGGATCATAACGGGAATCGCAACAACTCCGACGACCGATCGTCAAGGCGACATCGTCGAGAGTGAGGGCGCCGAGTTCAAGCTTCCGATCAAGTTGCTTTGGCAACACGACTCTCGACAGCCAATCGGGCATGTCACCGCCGCCAAGGTATCAAAGAGCGGCATCACCATCACCGCGCAGCTAGTGAAGATCGACGAGCCCGGCACGCTGAAGGATCGGCTCGACGAAGCTTGGCAGTCTATGAAAACCGGCCTCGTCGGCGGCCTCTCGATCGGATTCAAGCCGCTGGAATCCGCGCGCATTGAAGACACGTATCACTATCGCTTCATCAAATGGCTATGGCTCGAGCTTTCTGCAGTTACGATTCCGGCGAACGGAGACTGCAGCATCCAGACCATCAAGAGCATCGATCTCGCACAGCGGGCCGCGTCAGGCCAGAAGCTGGACGATAACGACCCGACCCCTCCCGCGCCTGGGAAAACGAAATCAACCCCAATCGTGAAAGCCCTGGAGGGCAAAATGTCGAAGAAAACCTATACGGAGCAGATCGCTACGTTCGAAGCTACTCGTCAGGCGAAAGCTGCCGAGATGGACGGCATCATGGAGAAATCCATGGAGACCGGCGAGACCCTCGATGCCGAGGCGAAGGAAACCTACGATACTCTCGAAGCCGAAGTTAAGGCGCTCGATGAGCATCTCGTTCGTCTCCGCGCCGCGGAAGATCGGATGAAGAAGGCAGCCGCTTCGGTTTCCGGCTCGAGCGCCGCCGCTGCGACTGAATCGCGAGCCGGAGAGCACGTCAGTGTTCGGACTGCCAAGGCCCTGCCGAAAGGCTACGGCTTCGTTCGCCTGCTCGGCGCCCGCTACATGGCCAAGGAGTACAGCACTCCGGCGTGGGAAATCGCAAAGTCCAAGGGCTGGGGCGACGACCTGGTCAACCTGCTGAAGCTTCCTCACTCGGAGGTCATCAAGGCGGCGATGGCGCCTGCGTCGACGACGGACTCCACCTGGGCCGGCCCGCTGGTCACCTACAACAACCTGCAGGAAGAGTTCATCGAACTACTCCGGCCGTTGACGGTGATCGAGCGCATTCCGGGCCTGCGCCGCGTGCCCTTCAATATCAAGGTGCCGCGTGAGACCGGTGCGACGACGGCTTACTGGGTTGGTCAGGGTTCGCCCAAGCCGCTCAGCCAGGGCGCGTTCGACACCGTGACGCTGGACTTCTCCAAGATCGCCGGCATCACCACCATGACGCAGGAACTGCTGAAGTTCTCGCGGCCGAACGCGGAACCGATCCTTATCAACTCGCTGACGAAGGCGATTGCGTACCTGATGGATCGCGACTTCCTCGACCCGTCCAAGGCAGTCGCGACCGGTGTCTCGCCGGCTTCGATCACCAACGGCGCCACGGCGATCACCGCGACCGGCACCACGACCGCCGCGTTCCGGACCGACTTCGGTACCCTGATTTCGCAGTTCTCGTTGAACAACAACGGTAGCCTCGCGGATCTGGTTATCGTCATGACCCAGACCCAGGCCCTTCGCCTCGGCCTGATGCGCAACGATTTCGGCGCCAAGGAATTCCCGGAGCTGGGAATCGGTGGCGGCTCGATCGAGGGCATCCCGGTCGTGACGTCGGAAAACATGGTGGCCAACGGCGGTTCGCCGACGGATGGCTGGCCGATCGTGGCAATGCGCGCCAGCGACATCCTTCTGGCCGATGACGGCGCGGTCGACGTCGACATCTCGACGGAAGCCTCGCTGCAGATGGACAGCGCACCCGACTCGCCCAACACGGCGTCGACGGTGATGGTGTCGCTCTGGCAGAACAACCTAGTTGGTATCCGCTGCGAGCGGTTCATCAACTGGGTGAAGGCGCGGTCGACCTCCGTCTACTACATCACCGGCGGCAACTATCGCGAGTGATGACGGCTGAATGATTGACGGCGGGCTGCTCGCGGCCCGCCGTTACTTCTTGGAGGACGAACGATGCCAGTGAAGATGATTTCGACCCGCAAGTGCTACATCCCTTCCGGACAGCGCGAAGTTGGACCGGGCCAAGAGTTTTTTGCCGCTGATGATCGCGAAGCCCAGCGCCTGACGCGGCAGAAGCGAGCGAAGGTAATTGTTGAGGCGGCAAAGCCGGCTCCAGAACCGGCACCCGCGGCCCGCCGCAAGGTCCTTTCCCTGAAGGAAACAGACTCGGCGCCGTCGGGAGACAAGACACTCAACACGGCGTCTGGTGCCTATGCGCGCCGCGACATGCGGGCCGAGGATCAGTAATTGCGTCTGCTTGGCTTCGAAATCTCGCGCACCAAGGCAAGTCCACCGGCAGGATTGACGCAGCCGGCTACGCGCGGGCGCGACTGGTATCCGTTAACGGTCCGTGAGCCGTATACCGGCGCATGGCAGCGCAATGATGAGCTGCGACCCGAGACCGTTCTGGCCTACAATGCGGTCTATGCGTGCGTAACGCTGATCGCGTCAGATATTTCAAAGATGCGCGTCCGTCTCGTTGAGCAGGACAAGAATGGCATCTGGTCTGAGGTCGACGTTCCCGCGTTTTCGCCCGTGCTGCGAAAACCAAACCGTTACCAGAACCGGATCAAGTTCATTGAGCAGTGGATGGTTTGCAAGCTGCTCCACGGCAACACCTACGTTTTGAAGCAGCGAGATTTGCGCGGCGTTGTCGTCGCGATGTACATCTTGGATCCGGTCCGTACCAAGCCGCTCGTTTCGCCGGATGGCGCCGTTTGGTATCAGCTCGCCAAAGACAATCTGGCTGGTATCGAAAACTCGGTAGTGGTGCCGGCGAGCGAGATCATCCACGATACGATGGTGCCTCTGTTTCACCCGCTCTGCGGCGTGTCGCCCCTCATCGCGTGCGGCCTCGCTGCAATGCAGGGCCTGAGCATTCAGGGAAACTCGACGACCTTCTTTGAAAATGGCGCGATGCCTGGCGGCGTTCTGACTGCTCCAGGAACAATCGACGACATCACGGCTACGCGACTGAAAGAGCACTGGGAAAAGAACTACAGCGGCAACAACGCCGGCAAAGTGGCTGTTCTCGGCGACGGCCTGAAGTACGAAAAAATGGTCATGACTGCGGTCGAGTCGCAGATGATCGAGCAATTGAAATGGACGGCCGAGACTGTTTGCTCGTGCTTCCACGTCCCGCCGTACATGGTCGGCGCCGCCGCGGCGCCAGCCTACAACAACATCGAAGCCCTAAATCAGCAGTATTACTCGCAGTGTCTTCAGGCGCCGATCGAGTCGATCGAGCTTTGTCTTGATGAGGGGCTCGGCCTGGCTGGCAAGATTGACGGGAAAACCTACGGGACGGAATTCGACCTCGACGACCTTTTGAGGATGGATACCGCAACGCAATACAAGACGATCGGTGACGGCATCGGAGCCGCACTGCTGACGCCGAACGAAGGCCGCAAAAAGATTGGCCAAAAGCCGCTCAAAGGTGGCGATACCGCCTACATGCAGCAGCAAAATTACAGCCTTGAGGCTCTCAATAAGCGGGACGCTAAAGAAGATCCGTTCGCTACGGACAAGCCGGCAGCGCTCCCTGCGCCAAAGCCGGCGAGCGCCGAAGACTCTACGATCGACGATGCCGCAAAGGCCCAGCTTGCCGCGTGGAGCCTGCAAAAGTCGCTAGATTCTCTGCCGCTGCCACGACTTGCGGCCTAGCGCTCCTTTCAAGGACCGGACATGGATCATCGCGACATAGCCGTTCTTATGGACGGCATAGCGCCGGTATTGCGCGGCTATGTTGAGAAGGCGTTTGAGCCGATCGGCGCGCGTATGCTTGCGCTCGAGAAGCGGCTTAGCGATTTGCCGGCGCCGCGGGATCCGGACCCGGTGATGATCTTGCGGCTGGTCGAAGAGACGGTCGCAAAACTTCCGCCAGCACTCCCGGGGAAGGATGCCGATCCAGCGCTTGTTGCGGAGCTTGTCGACAAGGCCGTGGCCGCGCTGCCGCCTGCGAAGGATGGAGAGCCTGGCACCAGCGTAACCGTTGAGGATCTAGCTCCGCTGGTCGCTGACGAGGTCGCCAAGGCGGTCTCGGCAATTCAGTTGCCGTCGGTTGACTGGTCCGAAGTCGATAAGATGATCGGCGACAAGGTTTCTGACGCCGTTGAGGCGCTGCCGCCGGCCGAGCCGGGCAAGAGCGTCACTATCGGAGAGTTGTCTCCGTTGGTCGACGATCTCGTCATTAAGAGGATCGCTGAACTGCCGCCCGCAAAGGAC